GTAATAATCAATGGGTAGAGTGAGATACGGTTTTTCCAAACTGTACTATGCAGTCGCAACAGAAGGTGCAGGCGGTGCTCTTACATACGAAACACCGACAGCGATTCCAGGAGCCAAGTCTCTCAGCATGAGTCCAGCGGGATCTTCATTCACCGAGAATGCAGACAATGTTGCATGGTATTCCGGCAACACAAACGATGGCTATACAGGTGATCTGGTATTTGAAGACACAGCTGCTGCTGATGCCTTCATGACAGAAGTACTGGGAAGAACAAAGAATGCAACTTCCGGACTGGTAGTCGAAAAGGCTACCGATCAGCCGGTTGAATTCGCACTGCTCGGCCAGTTTGAACTGGCAGGCGGAACAGAAGTCGGTAAGCGCGTATGTTTCTACAGATGCGTAGCTTCAAGGCCGAATGTCGAAGGCGCGACAACAGAAAACGGCAGTGTAACAATTGCCACCAATACTCTCAGCATCACAGCAATGCCGAGAATCAATGACACAGCGGTCAAGGCTGATGCAGTCAGCACCGATACCGCTTATGCGAGCTGGTACTCAGCAGTTCCTGAAGCGGCTTAATTAATCCAAGGGGGGAGAAATGATCAAAACAGTAACGATTGCCGGAAAGCCTGTCGACCTGAAGGCGACAGGTTCAACGCTCATCAAATACAGGAATCAGTTCGGACGTGATCTGATTAACGATTTCCAAGCTGTACAGACGGCTTTTGAGACGGAAGGAGCGATCAATGGAGAAACATTCGATATTGTCGCCAAACTGACGTATACGATGGCAAAGCAGGCTGATAAAACCATCACAGCATCTCTCGAAGATTGGCTGGATGAGTTTGATTATTTCCCCATATCTGAATTTGCTGCAGACGTGATTATGCTGTGGGCTTCCAGTCTGCAGACACAGTCTGATCTGAAAGTAAAAAACGTGTAAGGCCGTCGGCTCGCAAAGAGTCTACGGCCTTGTTCTTATTGAGATGCATTCAATTAGGTCTGTCTATGGATGATCTGGATAAGCTGACCATGGGCATGATCTACGACATAATGATCGAAAGATCAAACGATGAATATGAGTGGCCTGAAGAGGCAACGCTCGAAGATATTATGAAATTCTAGAGAGGGCAGTATGGCGAGCAACCGTATTAAAGGCTTAACAATTGAGATCGGTGGCGATACTACCAAACTGAGCGATTCGCTTAAGGGAGTAGATAAATCGCTCCGTGATACACAGTCCCAGCTGAGGGACGTGAACAAACTGCTGAAATTGGATCCGAAGAATACAGATCTGTTAAAGCAGAAACAGGAACTGTTAACTAAACAGGTCGAGGATACAAAGAAACGTCTCGAAGAGCTGAAGAAAGCTCAGGACACAATGGATCAGAACGGAGTTGATAAGAACTCCGATCAGTACAAAGCACTCCAGAGAGAGATCATCGAAACAAAGCAGAATCTGGATAAAGCCAAAGATGCAGCCAAGGACTTCGGTTCTGTTCTCGGTCAGCAGCTTCAGGAAGCAGGCAAGTCAGTCAAAGAAACCGGCGACAAGATCAAAGGCTTCGGCGATTCAATGACCAAGAACGTGACAGCTCCGATCGTAGGAGTCGGCGCGGCTGCCATGGCCGGATGGGCACAGATCGATGAAGGTCTGGACATTGTAACCAAGAAGACCGGAGCCACAGGCGATGCCATGACAGAGTTTGAAGGCATCGTCAAAAACATCGGCAAGACGATCCCGACATCATTTGCCACAGCGGGCGAAGCTGTCGGCGAAGTAAATACCCGCTTCGGTGTTACCGGACAGGAACTGGAAGATCTGTCGACACTGTTCATCAAGTTTGCCGATATCAATGATACGGATGTAACGTCATCGGTTGATTCAGTTCAGAAAGTCTTGGCAGCGTACAATCTCGAAGCCAAAGATACAGGCAATGTTCTGGATGTCTTAACCAAGGTATCCCAGAACACCGGCATCAGCATCGGAACGCTTGAATCAGGATTGCTGAACAACTCTGCAGCATTCCAGGAAATGGGCCTGTCTGTTGAACAGGCGGCTGATTTCATGGGACAGGTTGAAATGTCCGGTGCAGATGTCAGTTCTGTCATGAGCGGTTTATCCAAAGCTCTGAAGAATTCTGCAAAAGATGGCAAAGATATGGGCACGGCCCTGTCTGAGTTACAGGAATCCATCAAGAACGGAACAGGCGCCACGGATGGCCTTACAGCTGCGTATGATCTGTTTGGCAAAGCGGGCGATAAAATCTACGGAGCAATTCAGAACGGCTCTCTGGACTTCCAGAATCTCGGTCAGAGCGCACTTGACGCAGGCGGTACAGTCGAAGGAACGTTCGATGGCCTGCAAGATCCTGTCGACAAGTTCCAAGTGGTAATGAATCAGCTAAGTGAACTGGGATATGAAATTGCCAATGCACTTATGCCAAGCATTCAGACGGCAATTGAGACGGTGATTCCGATTATCCAGTCGGTCACTGATTCATGGAACAGTTTGTCTGAAGGCCAGCAGGGATTCATCATCAAAGCGGCACTGGTGGTTGCTGCGGTTGGTCCTGTGTTGTCTGCAATCGGCTCTGTGATCTCCATTGTAGGCGGTTGTATTTCCGCTGTGGGCAGTCTTTCCGGAGTGCTTGGCGGGTTATCCATGACGGTTGTCGGACCTGTTGCGGCTGCCATTGCGGCTGCGATCGCGGTCGGTGTTCTGCTGTGGAAGAACTGGGACACTGTCAAACAGAAAGCACAGGAACTTTGGGATAAGATTTCCGAAGTCTTCACAAACATCAAAGAGACAATCGGCGAGAAGATCGAAGGTGCAAAGGAAAAAGTCAGATCTGCGATCGAAGCGATCAAGGGCTTCTTTAACTTTAAGTTTGAATGGCCGAAGTTGAAGATGCCTCATTTCACATTCAGCGGAACAATGAATCCTCTGAAATGGGCGACGGAAGGAGTTCCGAAGATTGGAGTTGAGTGGTACAAAAAAGCGATGAAAGATGCATATGTATTGGATGGAGCGACAATCTTCGGAGCTAACAACGGTCAGCTGCTGGGCGGTGGTGAAGCAGGTAAAGAGGTTATTTTGGGATTGGATAAACTCAAAGAATACGCAGGCTCAACAGTTGTCAATGTCGAGATGACTGTCAATGCTGCACCTGGCCAGTCAGCGGAAGAGATTGCGCGTGAAGTATCCGATCGTATTCAGAGAGAAGTACTGAGAAAGAGGGCAGTGTGGGCATGACGAGAAACAATTTGATTTTCGGCGGTGTTGATACTGCCGATTATGGTGTATGGATCACAGGCGAAGGAACCTTCGCCGCACCGGAGAGAGACGTTGAGGTTGTATCTGTGCCGGGCAGAAACGGCGATCTCATCGTTGATAACGGCAGATGGAAGAATATCAAAGTCACATATCCGGCATTCATTCCGAATGCGTTTGATGATCTGATCGGGCCGTTCAGATCTGCGATCTGCAAAAAGCGCGGATACCAGAGACTGGAAGACACATACCATCCCGATGAGTTCAGAATGGCGGCATTCTCATCTGGGCTGACTCCGAAGATCAGCGGATCATTCAACCGCACCGGCGACTTTGATATTACATTCAACTGCAAACCGCAGAGATTCCTGAAGAGTGGGGAAGATCCGATTCAGCTGATGCCGCCGATTGTCGGTAACTCGCTTCTCATGACAGATTTCATTCCGGCAGTGTCGGATCTGAAGGTAACTGTCAGCTTCGATCAGTCTTCAACGCTGAATCTGACAGTGCGCAAGTACGATGCAAACGGCACACAGCTGTCAACTGAAGTGCTGACAGTCAACAGCGGAGAAGAGAATACATTTACTTATACAAGCGATGTTAAATACTGGCGCGTATTGGTTCCAGAAGTATCCGGAGACAACACTTCGGTTCGGATCAGAACAACAACTTCACACGGCAATGATACATTCAGTATGGATGCCGTCATGGCGAGAAATATCACTATTCAGAATCCGACAGGATATCCGACGAAGCCACTGTTTGAGTGCTATTCGTGGGCACTGCCTTCAGTTTATCTGAGAAATAAAGTTGATGGAGTTATTCAGGATACATATGATTTCAACAGTCTCAATCTCGGACTGTCATCGAATCATTTCTGGCTTGATTGTGATGTTCAGTACATGTATGACGAAGATCATAACAATCTGACTGACAAGCTGAATCTGACAACTGCAGAAAGCAGAATCAGAGAAGGCATGGTCTTCCCAAGGCTCGGCGAAGAAGAGATCATGATTCAGATGTACAGAACTGATTTGGCTGATATCAGCCATGGTTGTGGTCTGGTCAACATTTACCCATATTGGTGGAAGCTATGATTCCAAGATTATATGAAAAAACAGAGACTGCATTCAGCTCATACGGAATATGTCCGCTGACTGATGCAGTCTCTTGCTTGGCCACCGAAGAAAGAAATGGTGAGTTCACTCTCGAAATGAGATATCCGAGAGACGGCAGATGGGCGAATGAGATCGCTGTAGATCGTCAAATACTCGCAGATCCGAAGGAAGGAGCGAGCCAGGCAGAACCGTTCCGCATTACATCTGTTGATTTCGACATGAACGAGGACATGCTGATCTCTGCAGAGCAGATCGGTTATCAGCTGAATCATGTCATTGTTGGAGCGTTCTCCGGCTATACAAGGTATCCGCTGAAGATGTGGCAGACAGCTACAGATTCGGCGAACCTGTTAACAGTCAATCCTTTTACGTTTCAGACAGATATATCAGATGACAACGGAACGGTCAGACATTACGGTTTTGATACTCCGGTGACTCTGAAATCGGTCATAGGCGGCAAGGAAGGCAGTATCATCGATCTGTTCGGCGGTGAACTCGAATGGAACAGATACAACGTGATTTTGCACTCAGCTCGGGGAGCGGATCGCGGTGTAAAGATTGCGTACACAAAGAATCTGACAGGACTGACATATAACATTGATATGTCTTCTGTGTGCAGTGGAGCTGTGGCTTACTACAAGGACACAGATAACTATGTACAAGGGACTGTTCAGACAGTCACGAACAGTTATTCATATAACAGGATCGCTGTACTGGATGCATCGGGAGAATTCTCTAATGCGGTTCCAAGCCAATCAGATCTGAATACTTTTGCATCTAACTGGTTAGCTACAAACGCAAAGGAACCGGCGATCAGCGTTGAGGTTGAGTTTGTTCCTTTGGGCCAGACGGATGAATACAGTGATTTGAAAGAACTTGAGCACGTCAGCCTGTGTGATATTGTTACTGTCCAATATCCGCCGCTGAATCTCAATCTCAAAGCAAAAGTGGTCAAAACAGTCTATGACGTGCTGAAAGACAGATATAAAGAGATTACAATCTCAACGATCAGATCGTCACTGGCTGACACAATATATCAATTAATGAGGTGATAGCATGAGCATTACACGACATTTCAAATTAGGACTGAATGCCGGAGCATCACTTCCTCTGCTGATCCATGCAAATCAGTACGATCGCGGAGAAGAGTGGGCATTCACTTTGTACAATCAGGACGGTTCTAAATATATTCCGTCATCCGGCGCGATTATCGGCATTAAATCTGATAAGCTGGGCATATCTCTGCCTGGACGTGTTGAAGGTGACGAAGTAATTATTACCGAGTCACAGCAGATGACTGCTGCGGCCGGCAAAGCTGTGTTTGAGTTACTGATCGATGGTGAGACACACGGAACGGCGAATTTTGTTGTGCTTGTCGAACCGCGTCCGGGCGATGGCGCTGTGGTCAGTGCATCCGATTATTCGCTCTTCCAGGAAGCAATAAACTCAATCACTATTGCAGGCTCTGGAGCACCTGCGGTTGCTACTCTTGCATCACAGATGACTGACGAAGGAAAAGTCTACCTGTACGCAGGTTCTGAGACTGGTTATACAAAAGGTGACTGGTATTACTACAACGGCTCAGCGTGGACGGATGGTGGCAAGTACGGCGGAACGGTTGATTCCACTCTGACAATCTCTGGAGCAGCTGCCGATGCAAAGAAAACCGGAGATGAGATTAGTGAGTTAAAGAGCGAAATAAGCGATATTGAAGAGCAGATTGAAGGCGGAACAGGAAGTGGATTAACCGAAGAACTGAAAAGCGCACTTATGGATTTGGCAAATAATGTTGCTTGGAGTGGCGATGATCCGACAGGGCAGTCATATATTACTGCTCTGTACAATGCGTTGTATCCACCAGTTGATCTTTCAAGTATTTCTGCGGTCTACACGCAAAGAGGAAAGGTATGGAATGATGATGCACTCGATTCACTGAAAACCGATTTGGTTGTGACTGCTCATTATAGCGATAGCACGTCTGAGGTGCTTGCAAGCAATGCATATACGTTAAGCGGAGTGCTGAACGAAGGAACATCAACCATCACGGTATCGTATGGTGGCAAAACAACATCGTTTACAGTTATCGTTTCCGCTCCGACAGACATTACACCGAACTTTGCTAATGCAGTTGGAACATATCCGAACGATACCGCCGCTTCATATAATTCAACAACCGATGCACTGAGGTCATACACAAAGAGAAGTGCTTCGTATGGCAGTGTACATGTTGCAATTACTGTT